TGTATACACGAGCGATGGAGCGGGTTTGTGTGCGGGGGCCCCTTCGGTCCGACGCTTACCTCTCAACTTTCATCAAGCATGAGAAGTTGCGCGTTGGGCTCAAGAGGGTGGTGCCTAGGGTTATACAGCCTAGGAAACCGGAGTATAACGTCTGTGTCGGTCGTTATCTCCACCAGCTCGAGCACCATCTGTATCGTGATATTGATGCAATCTATGGCTACCCTACTGTTATGAAAGGGTATAACGCCTTCCAACAAGGGGAGATGTTCAGTCAGGCCTGGTCACACTACCGCGAACCGGTGGCTCTGGGACTGGACGCATCTCGCTTTGACCAGCACGTTGGTACCACCGCGCTACGGTGGGAGCATCGTGTTTATGACATGTACTATCGAGATCCTGAACTTCGCAGGTTGCTGAAATGGCAGCTCCGCAACCTGGGTTTTGTTCGGTGTCCTGATGGTGGCTTGAAATATATGGTGGAGGGCGGCAGGTGTTCTGGTGATATGAACACTGCCATGGGGAATTGCCTCATTATGTGTGCGCTAGTATATGGTTTATTACGTAAACTCGGTCTTGCTTCTTGCAACCGGGCCAAGGTGCACCTCTTCAATAACGGAGATGACTGCGTCCTCATTGGGGAGGCGCGGGACATTGACCGCGTGATTTGGGAGGTGGAAGAACACTTTGCTCTGGCGGGTTTCGTGATGAAGGTCGAGCCAGTGGTCACTGTGCTGGAACAGGTTAGTTTTTGCCAAACCCAACCCATCTATGACGGCTTGCGGTGGCGTATGGTCCGCGATCCTCGTGTGTGTCTTTCTAAGGATGCCACGTTGTTATCGCGACAATACGCTGTACAGCCGCGCCTGAGTACCCAATTGTCCGCAATTGGCGATTGTGGGTTGAGTTTGACGACTGGATTGCCTGTCATGCAGTGTTACTACAATGCTATGCGCCGCGGTGGAAAATTTGATCGGCGATACGTGGATGAGCGTTTTTATGATTCAGGGTTTTATCGTCTCTCTATCGGCCTACTTGTAGAATCTTCCATTATCACCGATGCAGCGCGTCTTTCTTTCGCGCTCGCATTTGGCATAGTGCCAGATCTGCAGGTGGAGCTGGAGCGATATTACGATAACTTGGATCTGACGACTCTTGGCCCTGTGCAGGATCAAGAGTGCACCCGTATCCTGGTGGAGTAATGGGGTGTGTTGTGGTAATAGCCCAAAACGGTGCCGAAAGGCTCAATAGTTCCGTACTAATAAAAATGTCGAGAGACTGCACGGCGCTTCCACAGGTTCACAACACATGTACAGTCCCCCACTGCAGGGGTATCCCATACATGCAGAAATCTAATAAATCAAACAAGAGTTCCATTTCTAATAAGAAGGCTACTGGTAAGTCTTCCGGTATTAAACGCGGCATTCCGGTGGGGGTGTCAAGTAAGGGGGGTGCGAGCCTCCAAGTCGACTATGTGGTCTCGTCAAGGGAGCACATGGCAACATTGAGTGGCAACTCGGCACCGTTTTTGTTGCTGGGTTCTAGTGGCACGTTCCCGGGTTATGATCTTAATCCGGGGAATAGGTTGGTCTTCCCGTGGCTGTCATTGGTTGCGTCGGTCTATGAAAAGTACAGGTTCGAGCAATTGTCGTTCGAAGTTGTTCCGCGCAACCCATCCACCGTGTCCGGCGCAGTGTACCTCGCGCTGGATTATGATTGGGACGACAATCCTGCCACTAATGTTGCTGAGTTGATGAGCAACCGTGGTGCGATCAACTCGGATGTGTGGACTCCTGCCACACTCAACGTTGATGTGCGGCGCCTTAATGAGGACGTGCCTTGGCGATATGTTGCGGACTTCCCCCGCACCGATTCCTCTCAGAGGATGGTGTATGGCGGGTTCCTGATGTTGGCGATCGCCGGTACGTCTGCGTCGGTTTCTTTTGACGTCTACGTAAACTATCGTGTTAAGCTTAGTCTACCTGCTTTACACTCAGTTGATAGTACTGCCACTTATACTCTTCCAGCAGCTAAGGTCATAGCTGCCGGAGGGAATGGCCACTTTGAGTCGCTGCCCACTATTTCCGGCATCGTCAGTGTGCTCACCGGGGTAGCTGGTACACCCATGTTTAGTGGTGGTACTGCTCCTCCCGCGAACACTGCAGCGTACCGCATAGGCACTGCGGGCAAGGGTGAGTTGACACTCAACTTGCAGCCTGCTTCTGCTGGCAGCGCGCCCAACTCTTTTGTCACAGACAGCCTCTTTGACGGGGGCGTGTTCGACGCCAATGGGGTGTTTCAGGGCGCGGTCAGCACGGCAGGTCTCGCTAGTGCAGC